TCAGAGAAAGTCTGCCATCCGCCCTGCGAAACGCCGATGCCGGTATGGCGCATTTCAAAGGAAGCCAACTGACTGTTTTGATAGCTGGAATAAACAATAATACGCGCGGCGTAGTAGTTACCTGGTGATTCAAAATGGTCTATCTCAAAGGATGCATCGCTAAAGCGGCTAAACACTCTGGCAAAGCGGTTACCGGAATGTACATAGACGGTGCCCGAATCAAACTGGATATTCGCAGCAATCACCGCCGTCACCCTGTCGCGTGACAGCCAGTCCACCATCGCATCAGAAAACGGGGAATACAGCATTAAAACGCCTCCTCAAACTCAATGGTGTAACTGGTAAAGCCGCCGGGTGTCCGGCTGCCAGCCCCCTGCTGATTGTCCTTCAGCTTAAAAATGCCGTAAGGGTTTGCCACTTCAATCGGTACGTTTGGCGGTGGCGAAGTGCGGAGCATTGGCGCTATTGGGATAATCGCCGTCATATCCGCCGCGCTGGTCACATCTGCCGTGACCATTTTCAGTTCGTCATTAACGGTGATGTAATCCCCGGCGCGCAGCACTATAACACCCGCCGTCCAGCCTTTGCTGTGTAATTCGGTGCCGGTCTGGTTTGCATCAGAAACGGTCGGGGTTCCTGCCGGCGTTCTTCCCGGCCTCCCCCAGTCACGGATTTTAACCCGGCCATACTCACCATCGAGGGATGCAATAAGCGCATCAACGCGCCGTGATTTTTCGTCGGTGAGGTTGGTCAGCGTCAGGGAGCATACCCAGCGGGTACCGGGATAGCGGACGGTCTGTGAAGCACCGTTGAAAGGGGATCGAAATGTTTTGGTGTTGCTCTCCGGGCGCCATGTCAGCGCCGCGGGACAGACATCAGCAGGCCATTCAACAGCCATAATCACTCCTTACTAAACGTTCAGCAAACGGCGCGCCTGCCCGCGGGTCTGGAAGTCCTGAAGGAGTTCCTGCCTTGCCTGTTTCGCGCCATCCTTTGCCCCCTGCCGTGCGGCTTCCTGCATGGCCTGTTTAAGCGCGGCGTCACCATTCCCGGAAATACTGAAATGCTGATGGATGATCGTACTTCCACCACCGGAGTTAGCACCGGGCGCACCTACCATGCGAACGCCAAGTGAACCATCCGCAGAACGGGTGAGCGGCATAATGGCTTCCGGTCCTGCCTCGCCCATCAGCCCGGCGCCCTTTGCAAAGGCAAAATAGGTCGGGGTATTCACCACGCTGTTGCTGTACGCACTCAGGCTTTCGGATGCGTAGACGCCGCCTTTCGCATTTGGCCGGAAAGATGGCACGGCGAAAGACTGGCCAGCACTGGCTGAGGATCCGGAACTGCCGCCGCCAAATAAACCGCCGAACATTCCGCCAATCGACGAGAAGAGACCGCCGGAACTGGATGCGGATTTCAGGCTATCCACCAGCATGGCGTTAAGGAGAATTTTTTGCATAGACTGGAGTATGCTTGACGCCCAGTTATCCCAGTCGACTTTATTCCCTGCCAGCGCATCAGAGATATTCCCGATGAGACCAGTCATCGAGTTATTCACCAGATCAGCGGTCTGTGTTGCTGTTGCCGATGCATCCTCCATCCAGTTGTTAATCCCTTTACTGAAACCGCTACGCCAGTCGGCTTCTGATTCAGCAATGGCCTTATATTTGTTGTCCAGTTCAGTCAGCGCCGCACTCCTTGCGGCAATCGCCTGAGCACCACCGTCCGTTCTGGAAAATACACGTTCAACCTGCTGTATTTCCTCATAGCGTTGCTTCTGGCGATCACTCATGCCGGACGTATCTGTCACCAGCGCTGCATCGTCACGAAATTTTCGTGCGGCTTCAGTCAGATCTTTTAACGCGTCGGCCTGCTCACGCACTTTCTTAACGTGATCATCTGCCAGTTGCGTTAGTCGGGCGAGTTCTGCGGCCTGCCCCTGAATAGCCTTACGCTGCTCATCAGTCCATTTTGCGCCGGTCTGGTTTGCTGCAGCGTAGAGTTCAGCAGCGTGCTCACCTTCGGTAGCCCTGACTTTTTGCACCTCGATGGCCACACTCAAATCTGCCATTTTTCGGCTGTACTGCTCTGCCTGCGCTGAGGCATCTCGATCAGCTTTTTCAGCGGCTCGCGTGGCTTCAGACTTTGCCTTCTGAGCGGCTGAAACGTTTTGAGTGTTGTTATACTCATCCTCAGCAGCTTTGATGTAAGACGCCGCGTAAGTAGCATGTTCAGGACCTGTACGCCCCATTTTTTGCAGATCGTACTGAGCCTGTTGACGAACCTTTTCAATGCCGGACAAACTGGCAAGATTAGCCTGTTGTTGTTTCTGCAATAATGTCTGTGCATCTTTGTCTGAAACAGCCGATTGCGGTAAACGTAACGGACTTGATGTCAGGGAATTATTGCGTTCAATGGCATCATTTATTCCATCAAGAACCTGCCTAAATACAGATCCCTGCCCGCTCATTTGAAGAAGGTTGTTGTAATAAACATTCGCGGCCGCAGCGTTCTGGCGTAATAAAACGTTATGCCGATCAGTTGTTGCGATTAATTCCTTTGATATTTCATCACGTCGCCGCTCTGCATCCGCCAGTTGCCCGTTTATTTCGACCAGCGACTCCTGAGCCGTGTTGTATGACCAACTGCCTTCCTCGCTGTTTTTCATTGCAGCGCGTGCGTTGTACTGTTGCTGGTTCAATTCGGCAATTTTGCTGTTGAGTTGAGTAATCTCTTCGGCCTGCGCGCGCATTGATACAGCAGTTTTATCTATCTCATTGCTGGTATTTTGCACCACCAGCCCTGAAATTGGTTTGGCATTCGCGATCGCCTCACCATATTCAAGCGCTGATTTTCTTGCTTGCTCATTTTTTTCATAAACATAGAGCCACGCAGCCCCCATGGCCAGAATAGCCCCAGGAATACCACCGACTAGCGACAACAATCCACTGGCGCCAGCCCTCAACATACTGACTGTTCCCGTTACTTTATTCAGACTCTCCTGCGATGCTGCTACCCCCAGATTCGACTGGATAAGACGGGCGTTTGCAGCAATCATTTCGCTACGTTTTTTTATCAAATTATTCGTTGCGAGCATTGAGGCGTTGGAGCCTTTTGCAACATTCGTTTCTGCTACAGCAAGGTTATAGGCTGATGTTGCTGCTTCAGCATCCGCAACAGCCTTTCTTTGAACCTGCGCAGCAGCAAAAGCTTGGGCATTTGCGAGGCCTACTTGATTTTTATAGTTATTGATCAACTCGCCAGTTGCTGTTGCAGCGCTGCTGGCCATATTACCGAAATAACGGGCAACGCCGGCGGCTGTTAAAACACCAAGTCCGTTGGCCACCCCATTAATATTATTCGCCAGGCTGTCCAGTACGCCCGCCAATGCGGAAGAAGCACCGACCGCCTCATTAGCGCCGCCAACCCATGCCATAAAGGCATTTTCAACTTTCTGCGCCGAACCACTGATGCTGGCCGGAAGCGTGTCGAATTCCTTGCGTAGCAGCTCAACGTTGGTCAGCAACGGCATGATTTTATCAGTGGTCAACTGACCATTGTTTGCCATGTTGCGCAGGCCACCAACAGTGGTATGCAGCCCGTCAGCAAGAAATTTTGCAAGCCGCCCGCCACTTTCCATAATGGCGTTAAATTCTTCACCACGAAGCACGCCCGAACCCAGCGCCTGGCTGAGCTGCGTGATAACTGAACTGGCCTCTTCCGTACTGGCGCCGGACAGTTTCAGGGAGGTGGCAACCGTCTCGGTCACTTTCGCCACATCAGCTGAGGCGTAACCAGCATCGCGAAGGGAGGCGGCAATTCGGGAATAAAGGTTTGCGTTCGCCTCAAAAGAGGTTCCTGTGCGCTGGCTGATATCCATCAGGGTGCGCTGGGATTTGGCGAAATCATCAGAGCCAGTGGAAGCCAGTCGAAGACGACCGGTTAGTTGGTTCCATGTATCGGCGTAATGAATGAGTTGCCCGGTGGCAAATGCCCCCGCGAATGCACCAGCAACACCCGCTGCTGTAGCCTTAACGGAGGCTAATTCACTATTCAATGCGGCAATAGACCGCTGTGTTTCGCGCGTGGCAGCCGCAGCTTTTTTACCGCCGCCTTCCATCGTTTTGTAATAATCTGCCCCCATGCGTGAGGCACGGGCAATTTCCGACTGAAATGAACTGGAGTTGGCTGAGATTTTAATGATGAGTTCGCGAAGCGTAGCCATAATTCACCCAATAAAAAACCCGCATTAGCGCGGGTTTTATTTACTCATGTTTATTGTTATGAGCTATCTGAATTAACAAGTCGATTTGCGCGTCTTGTTTTTTATTAATCTCTTGTAGAGCCTTAACTTGTTCGTTAGCTCTAACGCTTGATCTCATTAAATAAAACCAGAGAATAATATTAAATAGCCAACCCAATAAACCCAAAATTATCCACAAAGGTTCCATATCCACTCCATTATTAGTGAAGTAATTATCTTACCAGTGTGCTTTCATGCCGCAAGTAACAAGACATTTATAAATTAGACATCCACTCTTCGAGATCGCTGATTTCCTCCTTTTCATCCTGCTGGCCGAACTTGAGGATCAGATCCTTAATCTCGTATTTACCGCCCTGCGAGTTGAGTGTGGCCACAGCAATTTGCGCTGCCTGCGCATCGCCGCGCCAGTCCCCAATCGGGCTGATGCAGTCAAAGGCAATCCACATTTTCAGTTCGCTGGCGGTAATGCTCTGTCGCAGTTCATGAAGCGTTCTTCCCAGCCGGAGCGCAAGCGACATCAGAAAGAACGTCAACGGCTCCTTTACTTTTTTTCGGCTTCGTCCTGTGTAATACCCAGATCAAGAGCCTGGCGCAGCAGGCGGGCATGTACAGGGCCATAAATTTCTGCAACAGTGGCCCGGTCATCTTCACTGAAAACGCGGTTGCCGGTTTCATCAAGCAGAACATCAAGGAAAAGGATCACATCTGCTTCCTTGTTTCGAATGAATTTCTCGGTTTCAGAAAGCGGCTTTTTATCATCATCCGGTGTGTCGCCAACGAACTCGCGGAAAGTCGCCCATGCTTCACCGGATGGCTCACGAAGGATTACCTTCGCGCCGCCCCATTCGTTAACGGTGACAGTTTTGGTTCGAAAGGCTGTGGCCGCCGTCAGCGCCAGCGCGCGTAAAGAAGGTTTCGGATTGCTCATTATTTTTTCTCAGAAGAGGAAAAGAAAGCGGCCGGAGCCGCTTCGGATCAGGATCCAGGGTTTGCAACGATGCGTTTTGGTTTGCCACGAACGCGCAGCGAATAGGTGGCACCCACAACAGCGGACGTGGCTGCTGACCATGAACTCTGTCGCACTTCAACCAGGATATAAAAACCGTTGCCAGACGGGAAAATTACACGCAGCGCGCGCAATTCATCGTTTTCATAAGCAGTCTGCAATGCCAGTTGTGCGGCTTCATCGCCAACCCAGTTACGGCTGATAGACATTTCGGCCGGTGCCGCCAGACCGTTGGTCTGTTCCTGCTCAAGGGAACAAAGCGTGGTGACATCAATGTCACCCTTCTGCCCGCCGGTATAGCTGATTTCCTTTGTTGCGCACTCCGCTACCAGAAAAGTCACGCCGACGCCGGGAAAACCAGAAGACTGAAAGTCTTCGGCGGTAACAGGGGCATCAGAAATGCCGACCTGTGTACCTTTCGTTACTTCGTATTTGCTGGTCATGTTTGCTCCAGACATAAAAAAACCGCCTGGCGGCGGTCGGGGTTATGGTTACTGTTCAAATATCAGGATGTGATATATCCATTAGCCTGGATATGGTGATCTTTCAGCCCGTCAACGGTGGGACGTTGGCGCACTCAATTAAGGAGGAATGGCTGATTACCTCTGGTCAAGGAAAAATTAATGTCTAACGAACAGCGTATCGAAAGCTTTGAGGCTCGCATTCGTAAACTAGAAGAGGAAAATACTCGGCAGAAGCAGAAGTTGCTAACACATGAACTCATGACAGGTATTTTATTAACTAACATCATTAGAGTAGTAAATAAAATCTCTCCGAATCAAAACGCTGCCGAAGTGTTGCTGGCTGCATTAAAAGATGGTCAAAGTAAAATTGCTGAAAGCGACGCCCGCAACGATCCGCATACCATAGATGCATTCACAAATGCGATAAGTGCGGTGAGTCGCGCATTAAAGTAGCAGCAATATCTAGTAGGCGGTCTCGTTCTTTTTCATAAATGTGAAGGGAATCTGCTTCAAATTTTGCGGTCTGTTTTTGGGCCGTTTTTTCCTTTTCTGGTTTTCCTTGTCCTATTTTTTCAATGTGTTTTTCCTGATTCATTCTTGATTACCTCAATCAATGATATGGACTTCAAGAGTTGCGCGGCGAAGCCCGGTGTCTGGCTCATGGCCGCCGGTTTTACTCATCTTCGTGAATTTAAGTGGTGCCAGTGCGGCAATAACCTGCTCACGCAGTGCCCGTGATTCATCGACTGTTCCGGAATACACATCGACCTGTAGCGCGGAATTTTCTTCCGCCGGGCCACAAAGCGTATCGCCATAAACCTGATCGACCAGCGTGAAGGTGATCCACGGCGGTGCTACCGCGGGATCCGGCTGACATATTCCGCCACTTCCTCAGTATCCTGCCCGACGCGCTTAACAATGGTCAGGTCACCGGCTTTCACAAAGTCGCTAAACCGGGATTCCTCGCTTTTACGGCGCCGGATTGCTATTTCGTGCGCCCAGGCATGACACCAGCAGAGCCATTCCCGCGTCTCGGCATCACGTCCGACGGCACTGAATCCCAGCAGGTCATCAAGTCCGCCGCCATCAATACCGACGGTGATCACCTCGGCACGTTGCAATAAATCGTCAAAACTTACGCGCTTAGCCTGCTGATCCCAGAAATCGACACCCGCCCAGCGGTCACTGCGCAGATTCAGGCCGATTTCGATATTGAGATGCTTCGCCAGGAATTGCTGCAGCGTGCCGTCTGTTTTTGCCTGGTTTTTGCGGAGATTGTCCGCTATCCATTCCGGGCTGACGGACAGGCCGATGTTGGGGTTGGTGATATAAAAATTGTCAGGATCGAGATACGCCTTGCTTTCCACCATGCTTTCCGGGAATTCGTAAAGAATCCCAAGCGTTTTTGGATCGCTGATTTTGCCGTCGCGCACATCACGCCAGTAATCAAGCCGCTCTTTAAATACGCCAGCCGGTGGCTCATCGCTCTGCGTGGTGAGGTAGATAACCCACCCTTCGTTTCGCGATACCTGCCCGCCGAGCGCCTCCATAAACATGGCTTCAGCGTTGGCGCGCTTCCCGAAAAGCCACAATTCGTCCACCAGGATACGTCCTGATTTCTTACCGGAAACCGTATCGGTATCGGCCGCCACCACTTTAAGTGTGTTGCGGGTCACCCTGTGAGTGATTGTGCGGATATGGTCCTGAATCTGAAACATATCCGTCAGCTCATCGTCGGCGCGTATCATGCCGGCGGCAGGCTTAAAGCTGTTGTCTGCCACTTCTTTGGTTGGTGCCAGAATCAGGTGCTCTTCGTCTTCGCGCCAGCAAAGAATAAGTGCCGTCAGCATAATCCCGGCTGCAATCGTTGATTTTGTGTTTTTCTTCGAGATCAACAGGCCATATTCGCGGATCAGCTGATTACCCGTGTCAGCCTCATAACCTCCAAAGATTGCTTTAACAAAATCAAAGACCCAGGCTTCAGAACATTCTCCGAATGTGGGCTTACCCGGCAGGTCTGATACCCGCAGCTCACGAAAGATGCCAAGCGCCTGCTCTGCCTGATCAGGAAAAATTGGCGGCGGGATGATGGACTGGCGGTTAACCAGCAGGCTTTCCCATTCAGGGCATGCCGTGGACCACTGTGCCATGAATTACCCCTTTTTATTGTTTACCACCAGTTTCGGCGGTGTCATAGCGCCAAACTTGCTGGCGCCTGCCGCCACTTTTGCCGCAGCATTCCGCGCATCTTTCTTCCCGGTCTCACCTTTTTTGGGGTGGATATAAGGCAGCATGGCTTTAGCCGCATCTTTCCTGACGTCGATCTCTTCACCAGCATCGTTCATCACCGCCATAAGAAATTTGAGCGGATCATCGTAAGTACCAACGGTGGGCGGCGATTCAGGCACCGGGATTTTTTCCGGCGTGTTTACTGCTGGGGTATAAACATTTTTGCGGTATGCGGGAACCTCATCAACATCGATGTTTTCCTTCTTTTTTCTCTCTATAAATGCGATGACTTCCGGGTCTTTTGCCAGTTGCGAACCCTTTGACCGTGCGGATTTCTCAGAGTATCCCGCCTTTATTGCCGCATCTTTTTGAGACATACCGGACATCAGCGCCACCGCGAATTTTCGCTTTTGCGCTGTTAACATGTTTATACCCTCCAAAAGGGAATTTTTTCTGCGCGTGAGAGGGGGTGCGGTGTCCAGGGCAATTGATGTTTACACCCGACCCTCCCCCCCGGTGATGAGAATCGGTATCATTTCAAATAAAATCATTTCACTTGAAACTATTCACAACATCAGACCACGACGATATGCTGAAACTCACCGCCATCAGGCACGGCATGCTTCATGGCCTCGTCATCCGGCTGACTGGTTGCCGCCTCGCGTGCCGACTTACCGGCATGACATTCAGTGCATAGCGTCCACAGGTTGCGCTCCGAGTTATCGCCACCAAACTGCAATGCGAGGCGGTGATCAAGCTCGCTCTCATGCAGGTCAACGGCGCGCGAGCACATGCAACAGTGTCCACCATCACGCACCCAGATACGCCGCTTGAGTCCCACGCGGGCGCTGCCACTGATGCGGCGCTGCTCACCATAAACAGGCTTGATGCGCCTCGTATCAATCACTTTCAGCCGGGGTTTCAGTGTGGTCAGCTTAGCCATGTAACCTCCATGCGCGGCGACGCTCGGTGCGAGGAAGCCGGTCTGGATGTCGCTCGACAGGTTCGCCATCAGCATGGTCAACCAGCGACCAGCAGGGATATACCACCGGCGCACCCCATGCATCGCCCAGGGCGAAGTCGGCAGGCTTGCTGCTTTCCCAGCGTGCCAGCACCCTCGGCAGATGCTGAGGCGGCACGCTGTAACACACGCCATGAATGAGCTGCGGCAACATGATGTGGTCGGCGCGCGTCCTGTCGGCGGCAATCAGCCGCTCGGCAATATGCGCCTGATATTGAGGCGGGCGGCCAGTGCCGAGGTAAAAGCTCAGCATGTCTTCAGGGAAGAGGGAAAGCCAGTCCTGAGCTTCTTTACGAAAAAGCTTAACGGGTAATGCATCCTCTTCGATGACAATCACTCTGTCTGACTGCTCGGCGGCCCAACGAAGAGCGCGGAGATGGTTTGCATTTGCGCCAGCGCTATGCTCATCCATGAAGACAATGTCAGCTTCAAGCTTACTCGCTAACTCATCAGCCATGATGCGGCGAGAGTGGTGAGCTACGATAGCGATTAACATCTGTCAGCCTCATTATGGGTGAAGTGCTCAAGCCTTGCGGCTACAGCTGCTTCCCTGGCTTCATCAAGTGACATGAATGTCTTCCTCAGAACAAACTTGCCATTGAGTTTAACTTGAGCAAGCCAGCGCCTGTTGCCGCGATTAAGATAGGTAACCCCAAGCACTCCGGTTTTACTGTTTTTCTTAGCGCCGCTGAGATTCTGGTTGTTCTCACTTCTGCTCGCCAATCGAAGGTGATCAATATTGCAGCAAAGCCTGTTGCGACAGATATGATCAATATCCATACCTTCAGGAACTGGACCGTTCACCGATTCCCAAACAAAGCGGTGAACCCTCAAAGCCTTCCCACCTGTTCGTATGCTGCCGTAACCTGTTTTTAGCTTTGCTCCAGTCCATACATGGCATTCACCATCAACCTTTGTTCTGGCTTTAATAGCATCCTGTGGAGAGCTGTAGACCGTGTTTCGCAAAACTGATGGATCACCATATTTACGCCACCTGAAATAGTGCTTTGCGCATAGTCCTCTTTTTTCAGAACGGTTATCGCAGTCATTCACACAACATTTTTTAGGCATGTGCATATCTCGCGGGCAATAAAAAAGGCCGCCTAAGCGACCTTGATTAATTTTTTGAAACTACTTATGGCGCCAGAAAGCGCACTCCTTGCCGATGCCTTCAGTTTTGAAAACGGTATGAATCTGAGGACCGGTCACGATGCGATCGCCAAAGCGTTTCGCCACAATGCCGAACGCCAGCATGTCGCCGACGGCCGCCGGTGCTTTCTCTGTCTTCCAGAAGCGGTGACACTCCAGCAGGTAATACAGCCGCACAATGCCATGAGCAAAAGCCATGACATCTTCGCGTAAGCCGCCAAGCAGCCCGGCGTTAAGCATCACATCGTTGCGGTGCTGGTCGATGAAGTCCTGATAGATGCGCTCCGGGTGATGCTGGCGCGCCCATGCATCTGCATATGTCTTTGGCTCCGAGCCAACGTAAACCATACCCGGCACCATATCTGCCCACGGTTCCCGCAGCATTTCGACATCAGTACCGTCGGTACACCACACGAAATGATATTCAGGGTGATCGCGAAGGTGCTGCCAGATATGCAGCCAGCGCCGGAAATAAACGTTCATCGCGACTTCCGGCACATTGACCAGGCTGGCACCGGGTGGTGCGCTGGTTAGCTGGTCTGCCAGCACCACCGCTTCAGCGCCTTTGATAGATGCCGACCAACGCGCAAGCATGCCGGGTTCTGCCGTCATGCGCTCATTACGTTGCGGGTCTGGCTGACTGGTTAAAAGCGTGGTGATCACCACATCATGCCGATGGCGGTACTCTGCATAGCCGGTGTACCCGGTGTCGCGGCGCTCGTTGTGAATCCGCACGTTGCGCTTAACCTGCTCTTCGCGATCCGGGCGCGGTACCGAGCGTTCAACCTGTTCATGTTCGTCCAGCGAGTGAATGAGCTTTTCAGAGCCAACCACATCGGCGAACGCCCACGATGTCAGCCCGGCATTGTGGATGCGCAGAGCCAGATCGGAATGTTCATACATGCCGCGCCCGTAAATCGGGTCAAAGCCGCCGACGCACTCAATTACGCTGCGGTGGTAGTAAAGCATCACGCCGCGCTGCCCGGTATAAGCCACATGCTTATCGTCGCGGTACAGCACAGCGATATCGTTCAGCTTTCGCGCGCCAGTCAGATCGAGGAACTGATAAGCCAGATGAGGCTCAGGGGAGTCGATATAAGGCAACCACCAGCCATCAGCAACCGGCCATGCGTCATCGTCCCACAGAAACAGGTGCTCACAGCCGGCAACCATGAGCGCGGCCAGGCTGGCATTCTTCGATGCCACAATGCCCAGCGATTTATCATGCCGGATCAGCCTAACGCCCTCGGGAACTACTGCTGGTGGCTGTGAACCATCATCGACAACAACCACCAGCGCACCAAGAGGAAGATGCTTGAGTTGATGTTCCAGCGCCTGGCTCAGAACGACAGCGCGGTTATGTGTGGAAATGGCAATGCCGATACGGCTGGCGGTCGTATTGCAGACAGGCGCATATGAGACACCATCGATAGTGACCTGCATCCGTCACCTCTTATTCAAATCTATGGTGACCTGATTTTCAGCTAACTCAGCATCAAGATTAAAAATTGCCTTTATCGTTGGCAGGTTGTGAGCATCACTTTCAATCGATGTCGACACTTGCTGAGCAAGTAGCTCTCCATTCACTGCAATCCCGTACCCAATAAAGCGATCTCCGCGATAAAGTTTTGCAATCTGAATTTTCATGGTTTTACCTTTTAGATGTGAGCCTGTCGCATGGGACAGCCGCCCGAGAAAACAGCTTTCCCCAGGCTCACGACTGAAAGACTCTCGATTGTTTAGCGCATGCAAAGCGCAATAAAAAAGCCACCAGCGGATGCCAGTGGCTTATAGGATGGAACTTTCATTCATTTAAATTGAATAAATCCAGGCGGGAAATGAATAGTAATTAGCTCTGATATCCGCTGTTGAACTTCATTATTGTTTTGAACATGTCTAACCCATTCCTCGACTGCTAAGCAAATATCTTCGCAAAGGACGTCTATTTGTAACTGAATCACACCATTAAATGAATTTAAATGAAATCGATGAGGCGGAACTGGTGGTGTTAAAGAAAACCGTTCATTTTTATCTCTAACAGCCAGCCCCTGATGCAAGCACTTGCATCGGAATTTGTAGCAGTCTTGTGCCGTAAATTTTACTAATTGGCGGGTATATTTTCCTGATAAATACTTATCAAACCAAGCTCTATACCTTTCTCCGACATTAGCATCTGGATCTTCCAAAGCACCACAAATATCCGGCATAGCTAGTGCCATGAAAATTGCGGCAAACCAGTTGTGGCTTTGAACAGATTTTCTTATAGAATCAACGAAGCGTTGCATAAAGTCACCATATTGTTACTAAGGTGATTATTTATAGCATTATCACAGGCATTCAGTGAATGCCTGCTGTAATGCCTGTGTGTGGAAACAAAGCTATCTTTTAGCATTTTGTGCCATTGACGAATTCGTCAATGTTTTCATTATGTTAGCTATGATGTATTACTGTATTGGGTAATAACACTCATATGACTCCTCTGGAGGGTTTATGTCATCGATTGATTATCAACTCTTTTCCGCTTTGGCTGGTCTTATCGGGTCATTGCTATCAGCGCTTTCGACGTATGGTTTCGAACCGGCGCCATTAGCAGAATGTTGTGACATAAGCGAAAATGACATAGTTAATAATAAAAATAAGCTACGCAGAAAAGGACAAATAGTTGGCCTTTTACTCATCGCTTTAAGTTTCCTACTACAAATCGTTTCATTAAATTAACTCAACTGCTTGGCATGGATGCCACTTATCTGTTACTCGAAAAGAATATTGATCGTGGTTCTCTTATTTCAGGCAATGTTGCCTGATGTAGTCCGGCAAGTAGCTTAACTGCTTCGTCAATGTGGCGATTAGTTATGGGGTGAAATAGCTGCTTCAAACAGGGGCTCTGGTCTGTCGATGTTCAGCATTATCACAGGCACTCAATGAATGCCTGCTGTAATGCCTTTGGCGTAATATTTATCTCAGGAAGAGGTTGGCTGCATGCTCGCCATCGACGAACACATCACACTCCCTTGAGTCACGGGAAAACTTACAGCGTGCCATAACTTTTTGCCCCTTATAGGTACCATTGTAAACGTTTGTATAGCTTTGGCTGAAAGCTGCAGCGAGACTTTTATCCTGGTTAAGGGATGTATCATCAACCACAAGGACATCATTCACCCACAACTTAAACATACCATTGGGCATATTTGCACTTATGACCATACGCTCACCATTCGCGGAACGATAAGGTTGCTGCGCTGAGAAATTAGTACACCCTGCAAGAAAAAGCGCTACAAACAAAACAATTATGTGTTTCATTGATGCCTTGTCCCTAAGTTAAATGATTGATTGAGTTGGTTTTACCCTCAACAATAATTAAACGATTAATGCATAAAAGTACACATAAAAGCTGTTGTTATTTACAGCCACTTCATCATCAAATGCCTTGCACAATATCCGCTCGCAGCCCCGCAATCATTTTCCCGCTGCTATCGATTCGCTCCCAGTGGGCAAACCCAGGATTACTCTTATTGATTACCGCTTACGCTTGCCAGGCTGAAATTATGTGCAACTGTTAAAGAACCCTAACGTGGCTCCTACCCACACCAGGGAAACGCTCAGGGATGGGCGTGCCGTAAATACTTGAGTCTATGAGATAAGCGAAATATTTCTCCTCTTCGCCCTCTCCGGAGGGCTATTTTCGTTGCTGCCGCTCGCTCTCAATATTTCTAATGCCAGTGAAGTTGTTATTACCCTGCTCGATGATTGCCAGCAGCGGCCTAATCCACAGCACCGCCTGGCAATATGTCAGCCCGCTGGTGGCAGCGGCACTATCATCGGTTGCGTCAGGCTGGCCGGAATCGGCGTGCATGGCGCTGGCACGTAAACGGTACGCGTATTCGAGCAACCCGCGAGCAATGTCAGCAGGAACAGGCAGATCACAGGTTTTCTCACGGCGAAGAATCTCCCGGTATTCAATAACAGTTTTTTCGGCATCGCTGGAGACCACGGCATTAGCGCTGGCTGCCAGCTGCGCCACCTGGTTAAACCGGTTGACGTTGAATGCCTGAGTGGCAATCACCTGCCCCTGTAATGCGTTGTCGCTCTTAAGGACGCGGTTATCGCTTTCGGCAGTGGTCAGGTCAGCTTTTGCAAATGCCAGCAGCGCTGCCAGAACGGCGATAATGACTACCGCCACAATTGATGCAATAGCAGTTATGCGGTTCATCACGACAGGAACAGAGCACGCTCTGCCTCACGGCGACGGGTAAGACCAGCCAGCACCTGCCCGCCAGCTTTATTCCAGCGTAAGAACTCATCGGCGGCGCCGCGGTAATCGCCGGCATTAAGTTTTTTCAGCAGCGTTGATGTGGAAAGCGCCCGGGCGCCGAGGTTGTAGGCGAAGGAAACCAGCGCATCGAACTGACCCTGCGACAGTTTTACTTTAACTAGTTTTGAAACGTCGCTCTCGTAGCTCACCAGCCCGATTTTCAGCAGACGTTCTGCGGTTTCCGGCTTGATGACCATGCTTTTAGTAACAGGCTTTCCATCAACAGGCTGCGTCCAGCCATAACCGATCGTCCAGACGCCGACGCTGTCCTGATAAGCCTGTAATTCCAGGCCTTCAAACTGCTTAATTAAGGCGATCCCTTTATTGCTGATTTGCATCGTCAACCCCTGCTTTCCTGGCTGCAAAGCGCTTGATAAACCCGCCGATAAAATCTGTCCCTACATAGCCAATAAACACGCTGGCTATATATGTCAGGTTCTTAGCCATGCCGAAGAAGTCCAGCAGGTCACGAGCAAACCAGGCGATCATCGCGCACATGGTGGCATCGATAAGCGTTTTTACAACCGGACCGCCGTTGTAGCGCCCGCGCAGATACGCCATAGCAAACGCCAGCATTGCGCCGATACCCTGCTCTTTAGCAGCCAGTAGAGCGGCAATGAAATCTTGTTTGTAGGGCATTTTCATAGTCTCTCACCTCGCTGTTTGCGGAGGCTGTGTGCGTAAGTAAAAGGTGCAGTATCTCGGGCTGCTTTCAACAACAAAGTCGTATAGCTAATGCCCTGAGTCTGTATATGAAAATCCACGCTAAAACGTGGATGGGAGATTGTTTGCAGATAAAGCAGGATCAAAACGCGTTGTTTAGGACATACTTTTTTGCGAAACGTAGCGACTTTTTCTATTATCGGCCCAACACAATTACGGAGAAAAACAATGAGTGATGGATTACAGATTGTTATGTCGCCGGTTCAACTGGCAGCGGTGCTGTCAGATGAAACCGTAACCGAAGCCGAAACCGTGCAAAATCGACTTCTCGGCGGCCTCGGCGTGGTAATGGGTACAGTAGAACTGGTTGGTGCGACCGTGCTTTGCGCCACGCCTGAACCCACCACGTTAACCAAGGTGGCTTGTGTTGCTGTAGGCGCTCACAGCATGGATACACTCAAGGCAGCCATCGATCAAACAATTACAGGACGCGACACCCGCACAGCTGCTTATCAGTTGGCTGTACAAACAGCCCGTGAGTTTGGTGCTGATGAAGATACAGCATTAAATATCGGTTTAACTGTAGATGTTGCTGTTCCGGTAGCTTTCGGCCTCTCACTTGGAGCCGCGCGGGTTGCCTATGTTCGTACAGGTAATTTCAGACTGGCTGAGCATGAGGCAGTAAAAGGTATCAAAGCCGGCGGCCATACCATTGCGAAACATATTGCCATCCCGGAAGAAGAGTTATTGTCTCGCCTTGCCAGAAGCCCGCAAATGCAGTCCACATCATCTTTCTATAAGCTGGAACAAGCTGAACAGGTTATCAGCTCGGGGCTGAAAGCTAACCGGCTGAAAATTCTGCATTGGGCAAACTTTTCCAGAAACGCAGAAAACACTCTGGAGATCACTTATAAATCCGGCTCCGCAGTTGGTTATGGTTTCCGCCAGGGTAGCCAGGCCAAAGAAATACTCTATACGGTACGAATCGTTTTGCTGAAAAAGATGTACAACAACAAACCCTATTACGTTTTAACCGCATATCCAATTTTGGGATAAAGAATGCAGAAAAATTACGAAACTCTCAGAAAGCTCATCGTGGTTTTTTTCGGCCCTGATTATCAAATGTTTGGCGAAAATATCGAGGAAGTTATGGCCACTTATATTGAGATGGAAAACGAATTAGCTATCCGTAATCTCAGGCAGCAAACTTCTAAGCTGTTGTCTCTACAAACTGATGAGGAGTTAAACAGCATTATGACTGCCCTTGCAGAGAGGCAATTCATGCCTGCTGCGTGGGGTGAAACATGGCGCTCCTTTCTACAAAAAATTATGCTCAATCTTCCGGGATAAGAAAAATTACGGCCAGTAGCGTTGGCCGTAACTGAAGATGGCTTACTCACCCAGCGGTTTAAGCATCATCATTTAAAACGGCGCAGATTTCCCTGGCAGTCAGATTGAAACGCTCGGTTTCAAGTTCAACACCGATCGCGCGGCGGCCAAGTTTCACCGCTTCTTTGACCGTAGAGCCTGAGCCCATAAAGAAATCAGCGATCAGATCACCGGGCCTGCTGCTGGCGTTGATAATGTCCCTGAGCATGTCCGCAGGTTTTTCACACGGATGCTTGCCGGGGTAGAACTGCACTGGCTTATATGTCCACACATCCGTATACGGAACCGCGGCGGTTACGGCAAAGTGCCGCCGCAGCGATTTATATTCTTCCAGTAGTTCGCAGTATTTACGGTTAAGCGACTGGTACGTGGCCACCAGCTGATGATGAGGCTGATCCAGTTCGCTCCGCTGGTGCTTTTCAGTGGCTATGCGCGTGAACAGCCCCTGCAACTTCAGGTAATCAGGTTCACCGGGCAGCTGCCACTGGCTGGCGCTGAACCAGTGCGAGACCATATTTTTCTTGCCGGTGGCGTCTGCAATTTCCTTTGCCGTCACACCAAGTGATGCACGGGCACTGCGGAAATACTCGATCAGGGGAGCCATCAGGTTTTGCTTTAGCTCAGTACCTTTCTGCTCATATCCATCATCTTTAGGCCGGTACGGCCCCAGATAATGTTCGGCGAAGAGAACCCGCTCAGTTGCCGGGAAGTAAGCCCGCAGGCTTTCTTTATTGCAACCGTTCCACCTGCCGTAAGGCTTTGCCCAGATGATGTGATTCAGCACACTGAACCGGCGGCGCATCATCAGTTCGATATCTGCCGCCAGCCTGTGACCGCAAAACAGATAGATGCTGCCGGATGGTTTGAGCACTCGCCAGAACTGCGCCAGGCAGCCATCGAGCCACTTTAAATAATCCTCGTCGCCCTTCCACTGATTGTCCCAGCCATTCGGCTTGACCCTGAAGTAAGGCGGATCGGTAACTATCAGATCAATTGAGTTATCAGGAAGGGTTGCGATGTAATGCAGGCAGTCAGCGTTGATTAAATCAACACTGTTTAAATTTACAGTATTTTTCATGGATCAGTCAGCGGGACTCTGATAGGCTCACTATGCTTTTGCGCTAAAGCAGTGGGCCATGGTTCGCTTGTGACCTCAAACATGAGCGAATGGCTGGTCGGGTGCGACAACACCCACCAGCCGCCCATTTCCACAAAAAGAAAAACCCCGCCAAAGCGAGGTCTCATAATCGTTTTAAGTTCGTGTCTAAGTGACCACTCTTAACACGTTACATGATTTTTTGCGTACGCGTTAGTAGTTCTGTTAAAATGCATGAAAATTTCTGGAGAATATCCAATGGATGACACTATTAAAGTTCTGCTCCCTTTTTTAACTTTTTTACTAGGCATGGTTTTCACCCCTTTCATTGAGAATCTCAAACTCAAAGCAAAAGCAAAAGCAATTAACAAGTCAATAATTAATGAAATAAAGGACGAGTATTTCACTATAGCCAAATCAATATCGAAAATTGATAAAAGCATAAAGGAAAGAAAGTACAAACCAAAAAACCATGTTCATCTATCGCTGCCTATCAGTTTGAATTTATTACTCTTAGAAAATAGCATCATAGAAGTTTACCCTGTTATTAACAAAGAGTTTAGAAGAGCATACAAGTCTTTATTAAATTTACAAAAAAGCATTAATGACCAAAGAAATATTGTCATGGAAAATTACAAAGATGATAATTCGCAATGTTTGGCATCAGAAAGATCTATGCAGTATGAAATGTTATCAGCATATTACTTAATGAATAAAATGCTGACAAATGAAGACTTTTTCGAATTCCCAACACTTGATAATGAAAAAATAGTTAAATTAGCAGCCGAAGATTTAAATGTCAGGTTCCCGTTTGAATGAGCGCCACATGGCGCTCATTTTTTAATTTAATATACAAAGACAGCCTTCAATAAATCCCATAGCTGTCTGTAATTCTTTCCTGATTGTTCCATCTGAACATTTTCGCCTTTTCGCAATATTACGTAAAGAAATACCGATAACAAAGTGAGCGATAACCAGTTCATACTCTTCCTGTTTATATTTTCGTAGTCGTGCTACACATCCATCAATCATAATTCCTTCGTCATCGTCACACTGTAAGCGTGACTTCTTCCCATGAGGAAGCAGGCCTTTAAAGCCTGCGGCGATCGGCTGCCAATCGACACCACTATTATCAGATGCTGCCCATGCTCCCCACATATCCATTACTTCGTACGTATCACGCATAAATAATCTCCACTTTACGCCAGCACGCCGATGGCAAGCGCGCGATCTAAAAAACGAAACAGCAGCACAATCTGACTGCCATATTTCTCTTCAAATGCCACGGTGTCAGCGTGCAACTCGTCGTGATGCGCTCTGCAAAGCGGGATCACAAACAGGTCATGCGCTTTGGTACCCATTCCGCCCTGCCCGTGACCGATCAGGTGGTGGGGGTCATCTGCCGGGTTGCTGCAGCATATGCATTGCTGCGCTTTAACCCAGCGGGTGTACCTCTCGTTTTTCCAGCGACGGCGCTTAGGGCGCAGCATGAAGGATTCCGGCGTCTCCGGATCGATGCGAAGCGCCAGCACCTGCTTTGCCACTTCCTCAACGATTTCCCGCGCCTGCGGCATACCGGGCACCAGGTCAAGCTCGCGTGTTACCGACTTAATAACTGGCTTAGGCAAAAGTAGAACCTGCCGTGCGGCCTCCTCTGGTAAAACATCGGCTAGCCCGTTACGTGCCAGCCACCAGCAGAACTCCGGCAGCGTCAGTGAATGGGAGTCGTCGAAGCCAAGCTCACGGCGGGCGGTAGTAAGGATGTATGCGGCGCAGTTTACCCTGGCCATAGCCGCCAGTTGTTCTGTGCTGTGTTCGCGCAGGATGTTGTCGCAGTGCCAGCATAGCCGGATCGCACCCGGCGCGTGGCGCATGGTTGTCATGTTCTCATCGTGCCAGCTTTCGTGTGGCCACTGGCACCCGGTACCGGATTCAAGCCAGCTTTCCAGACTGTTAATTCCGCCAGCGCGGCGCAACACCGCCTCATTTTCGAATACGCCAGCCAGGGCAGGAGTTTCCGCCAGCGGCTGCTCTGCTGGTGGCAGTTCACCGTTCGGCATACCCGCCAGGCGCTCGGGTTCGTTCTCAAGCAATATGCGTCCGCGGCGAAAATATGGCAGCAAGGCCACGCCGGGACGGAACATGACGAGGCCAAGCTCAGTTACCACGACGGGGTTTAACAGCGCCCTCACTCTGCGCCCTCCTTCGCGATATGTGCCGCCCACAGACCTCCAATCCACTGCACACCTTTTGCCGTAAATCGTGCCTGGCTGAATGCATGATTGTTTTCGGTGCTGGTACCGGTTTTCACTTCGAACCGGCCAAGAGCGATATGACGATGACGCGGCGTCAGCGTGCCGCCAAGGCGATACAGAATGTCGTTATCCAGCAGGAAGCAACGAAACTCGGCCTCTTTGGCGTTAAGCAGCTTCGCCACCTGCCGGAATGACATCGAGCCGTTTGCTGAGCAATAACGATCGACAAATTCAACCTTCGGCGCAGCGGCTGCCAGCTCCTGTTTAAGCTGTTGCTGCTGCTCAGCCAGATCTGCGGCGAGGCGCAGCGCTTCAGGTAAAGACTTCGGCACCTGCATTGCCTGCTGGCTTTCCAGTTCCTGCCAGCGATCCACCAGGCGGGCGGTAAATTCCGGCGAAAGCTGAGCTACGACGATATAGCTGTCGCGCTTACCAATCTGGTAAACCGCCACCGACTGTCCGAGGTGGTTTCTAACTTCCCCCAATGGAGGAAGTTGAATAACCCCGCGCTCTGCCAGTCTCTCGATGGAGCGCTTAACGTGGTCGTGACGAGACTCAACCAGATCAGCAATATCCTGGCTGCTCATTGTCAGTTCCTGCCCCGGCATAAATGGTGCAGGGGTGAAAGCTGGTGTTGCGTTCATCTGTTGCATGCGTATCTCCTTTAAGCGGCTGCAACCGCTGTTGGTACATATCTGGTGATCGAAATTTCCACCCTGCCGCCCTTCACTACCGGCCCCCATTCCACCTGCATGCGCTTAACCTGCCTGTCGTCCTCCCACACTCCGGCATGCGTCAGCGAGTCCAGCAGCGCTTTGTTATAGTTGTCGATGTCCCGGCGGCGGTTGTCCGGCGGGTAAAGGGTTATTTCCACTGCGGCCAGTTCAGTTGACGGTTTTGGCAGCCGCCGTAACTGCTCGATGATCGCCGCACAGGCCGCGCTCTGGTATTTACGCCCGGCTGCGCTGATGAGGTGGCGGCCTTTAAGCGGCCCTTTATTCGGTGCGCGCCAATAGGTATTAACGCTTGGCGGGAAAGGTAAAATCAGCTTCATGCCGCGGCCCCTCTGCGTTTAAGCCATTCATGAGCCAGATCAGCGGAGCTTTCCTCGCCGTCCAGGAGCGCCCGGATCACTTGTTCAGCTTCATCAAGCGCCAGCGTGTCGTTTACGCCGATCACTTTGATGCCGCGCGCGGTGCCGCTGGCGATCGTGATGTAGCCTTTTTTCACCAGGGCGCGAAGGTGTTCAAAAGCAGCATTGCCGGATGCGACGCCAATCAGCGCCGCAATCTCGGTGTAGGTCGGCGGGTAGCCGTGCATGTTGTGAAAATCCACCAGCGCATTAAGCACCTGCTGCTGCCGGTCAGTCAGCGGTTTACGTTTTTCCACGGTTCCCCCTCATAGAATGGCCACGATGTCGGTGGCGGTTTCGCGCGTGCTGCCTTTGCTCGATATGGCACGGCGGGCGCTGACGTGGTGCAGGTCGAAGCCATGCCCCTTGTAAAGCTCGATGATGCGGGCGCGGTGGAATTGCTGATCACCACTCTGGCGCCACGCTGATGCGCAGCAACACAGCAGCGCGCTAACTCCTGCTGGTCGTCCCACGTAAACCCACCAGCGGCGTAATTTGTGAACCCGGCGGTACCGGGCATCGGTTCATAGGGCGGATCGCAGTACACAACATCGCCCTCACCAGCCAGCGCCAGCGTGCGGATGTAACCGGCATTCATGAACACGCAGCGGCGCGACATAGATACAAAGACGTTTATCTCGGTGGCGGGGAAATACGGTGCGCGGTATTTGCCATAACCGACATTGAAGCGGCCTTCCCGGTTGTAGCGGATCAGGCCATTGAAGCAGTGA